ATCAGAACCAACCTTTTCTTGTTGTCTACCAACAATCCATATATTATCGGAAGAATAATATGCACCCTTACCACCAGACACCACTTGTCTTGAATACATTTCTTGTGTATCATACGTATGATTAATAACAATCATTGGAATGTCGTTTAATGTGAGATGTGGTGTAACCATCCTAAATAATGACTTGAATTGTTTCGCCCTAGTCATATCCGCAGCACTCTTCTCGGCATGAGCATCATCAACTTCTTTTTTCGATGCCAAATTACCAACAGAATCTATCATAATAAATATTCTATCGTCACGGCTAATTTCTTTCACTTGCTTCATAATATCAAATTTAAGTTCCTCTAAATCTGTAACAGGAACATGCAACACTCTACTCGTATCAATCTCAAATGTATCAAAATATGATTGTGGTGTACCAAATTCACTGTCATAAAATATACATATAGACTCTTCATACTTATCCATATACGATTTCATGCATAATAAACCAAATGCCGTCTTAAAATGTTTTGATGGTCCAGCAATCATAGTTAACCCAGAACTAAATCCACCAAAAGGACTTCCAGAAAAGGCAATATTAATAGCAGGAACTTTAGTAGTCACTACGTCATTGTCATTCAAATAAATAGAATCTTGCAATACGGAAATTCTATCTTGTAAAGTAGAACTCTTCCTCATTCGTTCCATTAACCCCATATACTTCTCTCCTTATAAAAAATCATCTAAAACATTTCTATGTTCAACATCCCAACCAATAGAGTCGGTTATTGTCTTAATTGGATCTAAAAACGCTTTAGTAAATTGAACATCATAATTAATATACTTATTTAATTTGAATTCTGGCGGCAACACATCCAACATAGAAATAGTATTATTATTAATAGGATTCGGTACTATTAAATAACAAAACTTTATCTTGTCTCCCGATTTAATAGTTTGATATTTACTATTCAACCCCAAATCACCAAGTAAAAAATTATAAAATAAAGCACCCTTTACATGTATTGGAGTACCTTTAATATATACATCTCTACTACTATAATATTTGTTAATGCCTTCATTAATACCACGTGGGAATGATATATCCATTATATCCATTTTTTTAAATTCCAATCTGAATTCATCAATAAAATCTATTAAATCATCATTATTTTTATTAATTATAATTCCCAAAGACTCTTTAATTTTTTCTCTACATCGTTCAGGAGTAGAACTTCTAACAGCCTCTATACCCATCATCTTCAATTTAGGTGTGGAATATCTAACACCCTCATCATCATATACATTTAATATATATCGTTTCTTAGATGTCCATATACCAACATCCGCAATAACTTCACGTGACATAACCATCTTGTTTTCATAACAACCCATATAATTATATAAATCCAAATACGCAGATAACAACATTGGTTCAAACTTTTCTTTACATATCTTATCTAAAACATCAACAACCTTAGATTTATCAGAAACCGGTAATCCCAATTTACTAACTAAAGGAGTAAAATTAACATATAATGAATCAGTATCAATAGCAACAACATAATCACCACCAGTTGCTCCTAAAATACTATCAATATAATCATTCATATATTTCTCTGCCCACTTAATAGACAGTTGACCAGATAAAGTAACAGCCTCCGCAATTCTCAAATCATAATATCTAAAGTAAGGATTACCCATAGCACCATATAATGCATTCATCATAATCTTAATAGCTAATTGCTGATTATGTAATGATGATATATTATTATCTAAATCGTTACCAACTTCCACTTCACGTTTCTTCTTAAGTGTAATCATATCAGATTTAATCACACGACGTTCAGAATACAACTTGTCAATTACGGATGGTATCACACCAACAACATCTGTTCTATAATGTGTTCCATTCGCCGCCATAGTTGTTTCTGTCGAATCATATTGTCTGTCAAACTCTTTCATATTCAAACATCCCTCAACATCAACACCACTAGTACTAGATGGTAAAATCGTCTCAGGCGACATATTATATTGTTGTAATAACATAGGATATAGACTATTTAAATCAAATGACACAACCCACTCATGTTTGCCTAAAATCGGTGGTTTAACATATCCACCGGCAAATGTAGACTTAATATTTTCCTTTTTTGGTGGGGGAACCATATTACTACCACACAATAATCTATATATATAAGTATCCCATATCAATGTAGTACCAAACACAGAATCATAATTAACACCAGCTTTATATGCCATCGTAAAACACAAAGACATTAACCGTAATTTATCATCCAACCTGTCGACAATTTCAACATCTTTTATATTATAATCAATATACAATTGAAAATCATTTAAATATAACTCATGCAAACTGGAATGTTCAGAATAATCTAATTTACGGTCACCCAGTTCAACATACGCAATATGATCTAATCTATATGACTCTCTATTTACATATGTAAACTTTTTATATAAATCTATATAATCCACCTGTTCAACACCAACAATACTATAATATTGATGTTCCTTTCCCATCTTAACAGCACTACGGTTCCGAACAATTTTCCATGGTGAAATCTTACTAACATAATATTTACCAAGTAGTTTTTCTACTCTATTAACAATATATGGAATATCAAAAAATTTAATATTCCACCCAGTTATTACATCTGGTCTATGTTTTGGTGATGACCAAAAATTTATAAAACGTTTTAAAAGATCATCCTCATCTAAACACCTAATATACTTAATATTTAAATGTTTATGTGGTGATTTATCAACATCATAATCCCTATAACCGAAAACATAATAGATATTCTCATTATCTTTAACAGTTATTGCAGTTATAGGTTGGGCACTTATTTGTGGGTCTGGAAAACCACCACTAGATTCAACTTCAATATCAATATTAGATACATTAATAAACTTTTCATTATATTCTATATCATTTGGATATCTATTATAGATATATTGAGATATATAATTAGACATACCATGAATAGAAACATCAGTATCATTATATCTAGAAATAAATTCAGTAGACTCTTTCATACTACTGAATTTCATTTCCTTTAAAGGTACACCTTGAATAGACAACCAATCTTTATTAGGATTGCCAAATTTGTAATAATCTTCTGCGTCAGAATTACACTCTAAATACATAGTGGGTTCAAACTTAGTTCTCTCTGATTTGAAATTCCCATCTCTATCATACCCATTATACAATATATCATTACCTGAACGAGCAACAGTAGTATAGAAAAAATCAATACTCATAATAAAAAAACTCCAAATTATAAACTATATTTTAACAAATGCAGAACTTCCAGATTTAATAGGTTTATTCGTACTCGGTATTACTATACCAGCACCAAATATTTTATTATATTCATTCACCAAATCAACCACTGGGTCAACAACAAATGCAACAAAATCAACACTCATATTAATACAATCTTTCGCATCTGTATATGGCATAAATGGAGCCAACCCTATCCTAGCCGTTGCAGTAGTAGGATCAGAATATGAAGTAGCCAATTGACAAACATTTTTCAATTCATAAATACCATCTTCTAACTTAACCTCACCCATTAATTCCTCACCAGATATCAATCGTATAACTTTAATACTACTCACTTTTTGTTTCTTCGTCTTTTTGTGCGAAATGCACTAACAAACTTTTTAATTTATTTTCAGCATCACTCAATTTCGACAACCATGAGTCCAACTCATCAGTGATGGATGGTTCGCCGAAAGTTTTATCTGATGCAACTGGATTATCAAACAAATTTTTAATATGTGCTATAGCATCATCTCTCTCATACTCATACTTACGTATCATAGTTCTCATAAACAAATTATTTACATAGTTATTACTCATTACACTCTCCCATTAATTAAATCAATCTTCCCAATCATAAGACTCACCTTCTTTAAGTCCATATTTTCTTGCCATTCTTCTGGCATGTTCTCCAACATAATCACCTTCTCCATATGTAGAAACAATCCATTCTCTTTCTTCTAATATTTCATCTCTCCGTGTTGAACATACACGAACAATATCCAATAAGCAACGGCGTGCTCTTTTAGATGCAGAATAATTATTATTTAAAAATTTATCATTTTCTATCTTATACTCATCAACCAATCGTTGCAATTGTTCATGAGTCTCCATATTATTTACGTTTCCCTATATTATATTTTGGAATCAACTCCCATTCTTCTTTTTCTTTGTATGGTATCACCTTTATCTGTGATATTGGTGCAATTTCAAACTCATCAGGTCTAACAACCGTAATCAATCCCCATTCATCAAGTAACGCAACAATCTTATTTCTTCTAGCACGATCATTGTCAGAAAAATCTGACATTTTACCATCTAATAAAAACAATTCCTTAAAATGTACAATATAATACTTATTCTTTTTGTGTAATATATGACACGATTGAAACAATTTCTTCTCACGTTTAGAAGAAACCCCAATACGTGTTAATGTTTCAATAACCCTAAGAAAATCATCCTCATCTTGTAATTCCACTTCAACCAATCTATCTACGACATCCATCATCTCCATAAACTCCCATGTCAATCACCCTTATACATAATATTTTTAATATCTTCAATTTGACACTCCGTTAAGATATCCATTACAACCTCAGTTTTTTTATTACTATAATTATAATACTCCTTAACAAAGTCAAAATCCCTATGTTTTTTCTTCTTTGGCCAAGTAGCATATCTCTTACTCGGACGTATTATATTTAGTAAATAATCAAACTGTAACTTATTATCTAAGTGATGTAACATGTTCATTTCGTTTGAATATAAAATAGTATCCTTATACATAGAAAACACTTTACATATCATATATGGACTATAATTAGTTGTCCAATTTTCATCATCAGAATCTAATAACTTCTCCTTCGTATATGATATGGAATTAACATAATCTTTAAAAAGGTCATAACTCATATCATTTCCACTCACATTCAACCATTAATTCCGTCAAACATGCAACTAAATTAATCTCATCATTGGCAACAAAATATGATTTATACTGATACTCACCAAGAATAATAACTGCCTGTGGAATTGACCGACTCTCAACATACTGATATAACCCATCATATATCAACCGAAATATAGTATTAACATCATTATCTAAGTTAGACACCACCCACTTTCTCATTTCACTAAACTTTTTATTTTTTAATGAAACACATAAGTCTTTAATATCAGTAACATCCGATAATATACCAACATCAATTACACCATTACTAGAATATGACTGTAATTCATTAATACACCTACGCCAATCTGGAAAATAATCAACTAATAATGATCTAACAACATCTGATTCATATGTAACACCTTCTTCCTTTAAAATATAACACAGACGATTATAAAATTTAGAAGCTAATTTAGACTTTTCTTTATTATCTATATTAAAGTCAACAACACTACACCTACTATGTAGTGGTTTTATTATCTTATTCTTAAAATTACATGTAAAAATAAACCTACAATTATGTGAAAATTCTTCAATAAATCCACGTAAAGCTGGTTGTGCCATATGAGATAAATAGTCAGCCTCATCAATAATAATAACTTTATCTTTTCCATCCAAAGATACTGATGATGCATATTGTCTCAAAGTAGTACGTATACCATCTATACCATTATCTTCAGTACCATTCACAAAAAGATAATCATAATTCAATTCTTCACACAAAGCCTTTGCAACCGTAGTTTTACCAACACCCGGTCCACCAGATAACAACAGATTAGGCATAACACCGGTTTCCACTATAGAACTAAAGGTTCTACCTATACCATCTGGTAATATACAGTCCTTAATAGTTTTAGGTCTGTATTTTTCCACCCATAAAAAATTATCACTCATAATAAAAACCCCATAATATATACATCAATCACACAGACTTATAATAAGAATCAGACTCCAATGACACCCAATATTGAATAGATTCACTCTGATGTTTAAATGTTGCTAATTTACCACCAGAAACATCAATCTCATATGCACCATCATATAACTTAAGATTCTCAGACTTAAAATATATCTTGAAATCATCATCAGATTTACCAACTGGTTCTCTAGCAATATCAGATAAGTCACTCTTTTTATCTATTGCCACAAAATAAATAATACCCTTATCCGTCATTAATGCATAATCTGGCAACGAATTAATGTAAGATACTTTCTTAATTCGTTGCAAACAATCATCAGACAAAACAACTGAAAAATCAACATCTGGAAAATCCTTACTATTGTCGGGGTTATGATCAGAACCATCCATCTTAAATGTTTTTTTAGGGTGAACAATTACAGTTTCATCCGAAGCTCTAAACTCGTAAGTTCTATCATCATTTGACATCATAATACAGTTTTCCATAAATTCCAAATTAGGATATATCTGTAAATTAGATAAAAATCTAGGCAAATCATATATGCCTATCTTGTTAGGAAATACTTCATCAACATCGGCAGATACCAAAACATTTCTCATAATAGACATAGACGACAAACGACTACCACTATTCAATAAAATTGATGGGTTTACTAATGCAAAATTTCTTAAAATTTGTTGTGTTTTCTCACTAATTATCATGTTGTACTCTCCTGTTCATCTTTATATTCCAATTCATATCTACGTGGGGTATCTTCCTTCACCAATCTTTCTGGTAAGTTAACTGAAGAAAATCGTTTCATCCTATCGAATTTTCTTTTCATCCCCATCATCATCTTTTCAATATTATATTTTTTCGTGATAAGTTTCGTTCTTCTTATCTTCTTCAATTGTTTCCGTTTCTGCATATTTGTCATAGACATTACTTTATATCCTCAATTATCATTCAATCAATACAAGTATAACACATAATTACATAATTGTCAAGTATTATTGAATAATACTGAAATTACCAACCTTTTTATACGATATTATATTCTTAAACTTATCATATAAGATATCACCTTTATGTGATATAATAAATATATTATGGTCTACAAAAAATCCAATCAACCTCAAAAAATCTTCAGTACCATTAAAATCTAAACTAGAATCAAATACTTCATCTAATATTAATAAATTAGTATTTACTGAATTCTTCATCCTTGCAATATCTCTCCACGTGAACAATAAAGCCAAATCAATTCGCATTCGTTCACCTTCAGAAAAAGAACTATATGTAAACTTATCACGATTCCTAGAATTTATAGTTTCATTAAACTTCTCATCCAATTGAAAATTAACGTAAAAATTCATCTCCCTAAGATACTTATTAATATAATTATTAATAAGAGGTAAATAATATCTTATTATTGAATTCTTAACACCATCATCATTTAATATCCTAGACACAATATCATAATAATGTCTATCTTCCAATAATTCACGTTTTCGTTCTACATAATCATCATATTCATGTGTGTATGATTCAAGATCATCATATAACCCATTTATTGAAATATTATCGTTTTGCATTGTTTCAGTTTCATTTTGAATAGTTGTTATATTATTATTAATATGATCAATATTCCAATTACACTCTGTAATAATTAATTTATATTCTGATATTTCACGTTCAACTAACATAACACTTTCTATATTTTCACTTATCCTTTCACATTCTAAAACAACTTCACTTAATGATGAATTAATTTTATCAACCTTAGTATCACAATCACTAACCATAAACTCTTTATATTCAGAACATATGTTTTGTTTACATGATGGACATTCATCATTATTATGAAACCATTCTATCATATCAACTTTAGTACGTGTTATATTCTCAAGTTTATACCTTATCTTATCAATAGCAACCTTACGTGTCTTCAATTCAGTAATATCCAAAACATCATCAGATATATTAACAATTTTAATTTCATTTTCTTTAATCTTGTCAACGTATTCTTTAATATTTAAGTTATACGTTAATATCTTATTATCATTTCGTTTAATAATATCATCAGTATTACGCTCAGTATCTTTAATATATCCTTCTTGTAATGATATTTTTTGTTCTAATAGATCTATTCTACCAGATACATCCAACAATTCCACCTTACACTCAGAACTTTTAACCTTAATATTCTCATTCATAATTGAAAATATCTTAATATCAAGGATATCTTCAATTATATCTCGTCTATCTGATGTATTCAACTGCATAAAGGGTATGAACGTGGCAGACCCTAATAAAACAGTTTGTGTAAATGATTTATAATTCAATTTTAATATATTACATTCTAAATACTTTTGAGAATCTTTAATCTTTGAATCTTGATCTAGTAAAATATCATTTATATATAACCTAAAATTATTAGGTTTAATTGAGCGGATTACCTTGTATTCATTATCTCCTATTGTAAACTCTATCTCAATTACACAATCCTTATTATTAACAGAATTAACTAATTGGGGTTTATTAATCTTCCTAAATGATTTACCAAACAATCCAAAAGTAAGTGCATCCAATATAGTAGATTTCCCAGAACCATTATCTCCAACTATTAATGTAGAATGGTTGACATTTAACTCAACCTCCGTAAACCTATCACCAGTAGATAAAAAATTCTTCCATCTAATTCTTTCAAATATAATCATATACTACATCTCTCTCAGAACATCCATATATACATCATTCAATATAACCTTCAATCTAGATTTATCTACATTAACATCATATCCATCTATATATTTTGATAATAATGATATAGTATCATCTTCTAATGATAATACATTTTCATTTAATCTATCTTCAATTTCAATATCATCTATAATATCAACATCGGCTACATTATTTTTATACAACATATCAATAAATAAATCAAACTTATATATATCCGACTTTTCACGAACAATAACCTTAACAAATTTACCAGTATATTTAAGATAATCAACAGTCATATCATCATAATATTCAATCTTCTCAAACATAGTATAAGTATTCTGTATAAATTCTAACTCACGTGTCTCTGTATCAAATATATGGAATCCTCTTTTATCTTTATAATCCGACCAAGTTAACTCATAAGGATTACCTAGATATGTAACATTTCCATCTGTAGATTTATGATGAAAATGTCCGCTATATACAACATCAAATTTATTAAATTTAGATTTATCAACACCATCAATACATTTAATACCACCATTCATCAAAAACCCAGATATCTCTAAATGCCCCATTAAAATATCAGCATTAGTATCAGATATATGACTATCCACTTCATTATAATTATCATCATTTATCCACGGACACATACATATATCAACCCCATCAAACTCAACAGTTTCAATAGAAGAATAAATTTTAGGTGAGTGTACATTATTACTATCTATCAAAGAATCCATTGCATTAACTTTATTAGAATTCTTAAAATAAGTATCATGATTACCTATAATAATATGCATATCAATTTCATTATCATAAATCTTTTTAAGAAACCCATTCTTAAATTTATGCAATATATTAAAATTTATAAATTTCCTACGATCTACTACATCACCCAAATGAATAACCGTATTAATATGTCTATCCTTTAATTCTTTAAAAAATATATTATCATAAAATTTCATCATATAATCATAAAATAATAAAGAATCGTTCCTGGCTCCCCAATGTGTATCAGTTATCAATGCTATTTTCATTATGTTTCTCACTTTTCTTAAGTTTTACAGGTTTAACACTGTTACGTGATATACGCTTATCTTCCTGAAATTTCTCAAATTCATATAAAAATTTATCTATATTACTTCGATTATCCCTAATATAATCTAAATAAGAATCCTTAACGCTAGTAACGTCATTAGCATTCATACCATCAGATTCTAATGCATTAGAACTATATATCGATTTATATTTGATATATAATTGTTTCTTCTCTTTCTGAATTCTTCTAATAAATGCAAAATATATTATCTGAGTGAAATATGAAAACGGATTATCTGACTTGTCTGGATTAAAATTATTAATATATAATAAACAATTCTCAATACCATCACTAACCATATCATCTCTATAAGTATAATTTATAAAATTAGGTCTGTACGATAAACCCTCGGATATTTTCATTATACATTCACATATATATGATGATACTTTAGGCGAAACTCTATATAAATGATAACTCTGTCGTGGTGTTGGTAAAATAAGATTTTCTAAAATATATATATTAATGTCTATATCGATAATATACCATGAGTAACGATTACCAACAGTATCTGAATAAGACTTATAATTAACATATGATGTCCTATATATTATCATCTGTTTTAAAAACTCAGAATTATCAACATAATGTTGGGTTTTTTTAATATACCCTTTCTTCATTTATATTCTCCATAATTAAATACACATAATATGTATTATACACTAATATTACCTATTTGTCAACCAGCTTGACAATTCATCAATTTTATGTTATTATGGTTCTGTTGGGGTTTAAAGTTTTAATTAATATAGTATTTTCCAATTGGTTTAAAATCTATTAGATCATCCATAGTATTTTCAGTCTCAATTGGCGATGTGAATTTATTATATATCATCATTACTTCATTTGTTGGATTGTTAATTGTTATTATTTTATCATATGATAAAAATGATGTAATGTCATCTGTAAATATATTATCTTCCATAATATATATGTTGTTTTCTTTATATGATAATTTTAATATATTTGTAATATTAACACCACCATTATCCTCATCATATTCTAAGTCACCTATGATAAATTCATTTGTAATTAATTTAATAACATATATTGTCATTCTATATTCATATTATTAATTTTGAAGTTGAATTTCTCTTCATTATATATATTTAATCTTTCATAAAAATGTTTACATACAAAGTTTACATATTTCTTATATCTTAAATCATCAACAATATCATATAAAATCGATATATTATTATTATCACTTTTACGTAATGCACGCCCAATTGACTGTAAACTTCTAATACGACTTTTCGTTGGAGATGCAAATATAATATTATGTAGATTTTTTATATTGATACCCGTAGAATAAGTTCCATATGATGCTATTATTATAGATTCAGTATCATTATTCTCAACCTTTAATCTTATTTCTTCTCTAATATCAGCTGATACTTGTCCAGAAATAAAATATATAGACTTATTTTTAATATTATGTTTTATTAATTTATGTAATGGTATACCGTGTTTTTCTACATAATTATATAATATTAAAGTATTACCATTTAAGGATTGTGCTAAATTACTTATTATTATATTCCTTCGTTTATTAGATATTATCCAATCCAATTCTTCATGATATTTAAGTTTTCTTACTTCTTTACATTGAGATTCTTTATATTTTAATACAATACATTGTATTTTGAAATCAGATAATGTGTTCGAATCTATTAACTTTTTTGTTGTTGTTATTTGTTTTATGTCACCAAATAACCCATTTAATACTAATTTATGTGTGTGTGTACCATCTAATGTACCGGTTGTACCAAACCTATATTTACAATGAACTAAATTATTCATTATTTTTATAAGAGAGTTCGATTTAAAAGAATGACATTCATCACCAATAACTAAACCAAATTGATCATAATATTCTCGTTTAAGTTTATATATCGACTGCCAAGTTGATATAATTACACTTTTATTGGTGTCTTTAGACTGACCTTGATAGATTTTATGACATAACTTTTCAACGTTGAATCCATAATCTTTAAAGTCACCATACATTTGAGACACTAACGATGTGGTGGGCACAATTATAAGAACTTTTTTATTGTTTAAATCAGGGTGTAATAAGAAAAATCTGATAATAGAGTATATTATCAACGACTTGCCGGAAGCGGTAGGAGATAACAACACAGCACGACTATTGTTAATAGCGTGCATAATGGCATCAAGTTGGTAATCTCTGTATGTAATATCTTTACCCTTAGATTTGGGCGAAATATAACTAGATAATTGACCCATGTCCGATTTGTTGAACTCAGTATTAGGGTTGGGAGTCTCACTATCAACAACCCCATATCCGTTGATGTTGCAGAATTCTATTACTTTATTTTTTAATCCTGTATATATTTTTCTGTCAACGGGATTAAATAATCTTATATTACCATCCCATATTTTCTTTTTATATGTGGGCATGAATTCTGCACCAGGAACTTTAAATGTAAAATAATCAACTAATTCTTTGAGTATATACATTTCCGGAGAATCAATTTGCAGATAAGACTCATCCAGTTTATGAATTATAATATGATTATTATCCGTCAAGAAGCTTCCATAAATCGTTTAAAATCAATTAAATTCTTAACAGACCATCGTTTATCACCCAACAAATCCAATGTTTTATCTATTAAGTATAATGTCTGTTTTGTCATTTCATATTTTAATTTATATTCACTTATATATTTATCACAATCTATCCATGACATTAATTCGGATTTAGATATTTTATTACCATGTATTTCCCAACCTAAATCATTTATTTCTTTATCGGATAATTTACCATAATAATACAAAGTTCTTAATGCTGTTATTTTTTTATATTCTATAGACATAGTTAATAACTTAGACTTATATATTTGTTGATATTCTAGCCATTTTCCAATCATTAATTGTGTATTAACTATTTCACCATTTTGATCACCAATAGTTAATATATCAATTTCTAAATCGGATTTAGATTCTTCTATTAATGTTTCTAATGTAATCATATTATATTATTTAGTTTCTCCACTGATAAATTAGTAAATTGAAAATCAACAATACAAGCAACATTATTAGTCATAGTATCAGTTGTCGTCAGTGTGACCTCAGATAATGAGGTAGGGAATACATCATAAAAAGATAATTTCATTACTGGTTGTTGGTTATTATCATATAACAATAAAAATGCAGTTGATGTTATATGGTCAATAGTTTCTGTTAAAAATTCTCTTGACTTAAATCCCGAATATTGTTGAAAATTATCTGGGAACCCTAATCCGGTAAACCACTCATATAATTCAAACCAGTTTTGTAAATCTTCATTGACTATAAATGAGATATTTATTGTACCATATGATAATCTATCTCCAGGTTCTTTCCTTTGTATAAATGTAGTATCATGTGGAGTTTCACCTAGATTTATAGATGGAATACCTATAGTCTGTATGAACCCACTCAAAGAAGGACATAAGTCTACTTCAAATTTGAATGATTGATTGTTAAAATAATTTGAATTTATTTCCATAATAATATACTATTAGTGAGTTATATTATATTTATAACACAAATATTAAGCACAAAAAAAGGGTCACCTAAGTGACCCCTTAATACTTTCTTAATGTTTATTATTATTATATTAAATTAACTCATTAAGTTGTCAATTCTAAATAAACGATAATATACATTTGAACGGGCAGTTAAACCAGAACCAGCATTTGCACCTTGAGAGAATGGATTTGAAGCCAATCCGTAACGAGTTTTAAACCCGATTTTAGGTTGGAAAGTTTCATGACCGACTGCACGAACCATTTGTAGTGGAACATATGGGCAATAGAAAATACCAGCATCATAAGGTGAAGTACCTTTATATGCCAAACATGCCATTTCATACGCACCAGCAGAATCAAAATATGGATCAATATAAACTCTTAATCTACCATTAAGAACACCAACAAATGTATTACCAGTGTCATCAGGCACTAATGATTTATTACCAGCTAATGCTGGGTTAAAATCTAACACACCAGCCATTGATAATGCAGATGCAACATCAGAAGAACATATCAAGATGTTAGCCTTACCACGACGAGTTAAACGAGCAATAACGTTCATTTCTCTTTCTAATTGAAACATTAAACCTTTAAATTTCTCAACAGACCAACGACCATCTGCATCAGCAGCTAAATCAAAAACACCTTTAGTAGTTGTACCAGTTTGAGCACCTAATTTAGCAGCACCATATACAGTACGAATAACTTCACGGTTTATTTCTGACACAATTTCAGTTGAAAGAATATTAGATAATTCTGACTCAGCATCTAAACCATGAACAGCTTTTAGATCTTGTGCCAATTCAGTAGTATACTCGGCTTTCAATGCACGACTTTCTGCGGTAACAGTAACACGTTCAATTGAGAATGCCATCTCGTTAAAATCACCACCGTGACCTAAAGAGTTAGTATCAAATGCACCAGTTGCAAGACGTGAACCTAATTTTTCAGCATCAGATACTGGACCACCTGTTCCAGATGTATGTGTATGTGCGCCATTGCCACTATCTATTAAGGCACCAGATTCAACAACATTTCCAGCAAAAGGATCCGTTGAACCGTGTGTACCAAGACCAGAGAATGATGTATCTGCTTCGTTATAAAAAGATTCTGGACGAGAACCATCACTACGATCAACATAACGTGAACGCATTGCAAAGATTAATCCAGTTGGTCCGGACATTGGTTGAACACCTAATACATCATATGCCATTAAATTAGGCATAGTACGTCTAACTAGTGCGATAAGTACTGGATCCATTCCTTGGAATTGACCCTCACCACCAACTGTTGGACTCATACCACCGCCAACTACGTTAGCTTCTGACATGATTAAACGTTCTTCTTTAACTGCTTTTTCTTGGTTTTCAAGTAAAATAGCACATACTGCTTTTTTGTATGGATCTGTAATTGGTGCAATATTTTCATGCTCTAGAACAGGTTTCCATTTTTGTTGTAATTCTTCTGATAAATGCATTTCAGTGTACATCTCTTTCTCCTTTATTAATTTTTATTTTTTTATATTAAATTATTATAATATGTTTATATATTTATAATTATTACTTTTTACATCTTGACAATGTACTTGCATAATAACTCATTAAGTCATTTGACCCCGTTACTTCAAGTTCTTCTTTCACCATAGGAGAATCTTCAATAGCAGTATCTGATGCATTTTCATCTAATATACGACTCTCTGTCACTTCTGATCCAGATGAAAAATAACTTTCAACGAAAATCTTTACTTTTTCCTTAAAAACTTCTTCTGAATTGAATTCTAAATGTTCACTCAACTTCTTAACTTTTTCAATTTGAGTTAATGTTAATCCTTCAGTTAACTCTGTGACAATAGTATCACGTTGAATATGAACTAATTTTTCTGTTAATTCAATATTCTTGTTAATCTGAAAGTTTAAATCTTCTTGTAGTTTTTCTTCACTTTCTTTAGAAGTTTCATATATGTCTAATTTATTTTCGGGAATATCAATATAATTTTCCTCAAAAACATCTTTAAGACCAGATACGAAATTTTCTAATATAGATGATTTAATACCAGACTGTATAGCTATTTTATTTTCCGATACCCATTCATCAACTGCATATGATAAATATTTGTCAACATCTTCTAATAATTCAGTATGAATTAATTCCACTGATTCATTTAATTGTTTTTCATATTTTTCTTTATATTTTTCTTCTAATATCTCTAAATGTTCATTAATCTTGGTTAATACCGCTGATTCATATATACTTTTAACTTTTTCTTTATATTCATCTGAAAAGTCATGTCCAGATAAAATAGCATCAGTATCTTCAGAAATATCAATATCACTAGGTGTTAATTTAAATATTTCTTCTGTATCTTCTACTACTTCTTCTTCAGTATCTTCTACTACTTCTTCTTCAGTATCTTCTACCACTTCCTCGGTATCTTCTACTACTTCTTCAGTATCTTCTACTACTTCTTCAGTATCTTCTACTACTTCTTCAGTATCTTCTACTACTTCATTTGTAACCAATTCATCTTCTGATTCATCAATCACTTCGGTATCATCTACCACTTCTTCACGTAATTCGTTATATATAGATTTCCAATCAATACTATCCCAGTTAATACTAGAATAATCTTCAAATTGTTTTTTTAGTTTAGTCATATTCTTTTCTAAATCACCAACTGATTTAGACTTCAATGCAACTTTTAAAAGTTTAGCATCATTAAGAATATCTAGACTGGCCAATGACGTAGAAACCTTATCTTCTATCAAAGTTTCGTCATCTTTAATTGTTGTATCGTTGCCCATCAGTATCTCCCAATTTTTTATTTTAATTTATTTAGATATATATTATTTATAATATTTGTAAAGTTATAACTTATTTAAAAAATCTTCAAATATTAATATTTTAGTCTTTTCTAAATTAGTCATTTTTTCACGTTTAATTATATTATGATAATCATTTATATTACATTCTTGTATAACACCATTATTCCAAACCCAATCTACCCCTTCCATTATCCCATTAACAAATGCATCTGGTGCTGATGGATCAGCAACTATATCAGCTGCTGTTGCTAAATAGAAATCATCTTGTACCGTATTAACACCTTTACTTGTATTAACCGTACCCATACCCCTAGAAGAAACACCTAGTTTAGCACCTTCATTTATTAAATTCTTTACAATAGACCCATATGGTGTTTCCGACATTATTTTAGCCTTTCCGATAAAGTTATTACCATCCTTATGTAAACTTTTAATTATATGTGAAACTCTTTCTAAATTAATAGATGGTCCATTTGGATGTCCAAGTTCACCAAATGCACGACCTTTGTTTATATAATTATCACTATATCGTTTAACTTCTTTTTCTAAAATTTCTGTAGGATATAATCTACCGTTGCGGTTTTTTATACCAGATTGTAAAAAAATACCTTCAATATATAAACTTTTAGATTTATCATCTTCTACAATATAACTTAAATCTTCATGAATTTCTGTTATAAGTTTCATGTTAGAATCCTTTTCTCTTATTCATTGAAATTGAACGTTTCCTATTACTTTGAGCTCTCTTTCCCTTACTTTTTCTCGCTGATTTCTTATTTCTAAGCTTCATCATTATTCGTTCTTTATTATCTATACGTACTTCTTTGCCGTTTATGACTTTATATCCACCTTTAGTGGATATTTTCTTAACAACACGTTTTCCCTTTCTGATAACTTTTTTTCTAGTTATTCCTTCAAGTATCAAAAAATCTATAAAATTTTCCATATAATTACCTACAATTTATCTAAAATTATTACCAGAACCTTCATCGTCTTGTTCTTTAAACTTAGGGTCTTTTAATTCATCTTTCATTTGTTTATCAATCTCTGATATATCATCAATTGTCATTTTTAATATATTTTTTCTAACCCAATCATGTGAATAATATTTACCAATAGCACCTATATTTACCATATCTGATATAATTGAAATACGATCACGTAATAACTCGGAATCTTGTATTTCATCATAATATGAATCTTCATTATATACAAAATTTATTTCATATTTAATATTATCCCATTCTTCCAATGTTATTATATTCTTTAATATAAGTTGTTTCTTTAATAAATCATAAAACAAATTGTTAAATTTATTCCTTAATCTTTTAATGAATCTATCAAATTTCATCTCATCTCTAGTTATTTCAGTTGCCCTACCCAATGCCATTGAATTATCTGATTCTAACCTAGATACTGGTACATTTAATGATTTATATAATTTCTTTTGAAAATATACTATATCTTCAATTTCACCTAAATTAGTACCACCCGGCAATGTTTCAATTTGTGCAGAATTACCTTCTCGTCTAGGAAACCAATAATCCTCCAACATAGACATATGATTCTTACCATCTTTAACTTCACCAGTAACACCATCATATACTACTTTATTCTTATATTTATTCATAACATCACTAAGATATTGTTCCGCTTTCATCTTAGGTAAATTACCAACATCTATATAAAATACTCGTCTTTCTGGTGCGCGTGTATATCTATATATAACAGCAGAATTCTCAAGCATAACTAATTGATTTAAAGGTTTTATAGCTTTATGTAAATGCCCAACCGAATGATTCTTAGTAGAATTTCTCAAACCAGACGATATAAAACTTATAGAATCTAATTCTATTGGAATACCTTTAAGATCTATATCCTTATCAATACCATTCTCACTATATACATAATATTCCTTAACCGATTCAATAATATCATCTGCATTACGTTTAACTTCTTTAACCTTTTTAATCTTTCTTGGGTCAATTCTTCGTAATTCTTGTATACCTTCTTTACGTTTACTTGGGTCTATTATTATATGATAATAAAGTTTTCCATCAATATACCAATTACGAAATATATCATATGATGACATATTAAAATCTAATTTCTGTAATATTTCAGAAAATTCATTAGATATCTTTTCCGCTACCGGTTTAGATATCTCATCTGATATTGCAATTTTAATAATTTTAGAATCTTCAGTTATAACTGATTCCGAAACTATATCATCTATTGCCAATTCAACTTCAGCATTCATTGACATTTGACGATACTTATTTATTAGTTCATTATCACTTTTAAATTTATCATCAAAATTATAAAAGGAACCAGAAAAATTAGTGCTAGACACCATAGTGGAGTCATCGAGAACATTACCATCTTTCGGTACGAAAGATGGTAAACTCTTTTTCTTTTCTTTACCTAATGTAAATCCAAATAATTTCATAATATACTCACCATTCTATATTAAGTGAATGACTGAACAATACCAGCAGCTTGACCGATCGCACCAGCTACTTGTGAAACCGTACTAGAATTACCACGTGTCCATAAGTCATATGCAAACGTCACAGTAAATTCTTCAATTTCATCATTAGTGCCCCAATTTAAATCAATAGCTTCAATCTCTGTGGGAAACATGTTTTTAAAATCATATACCGCAAGAGAACTACCATTTTTACCTAACTGTTCGACAAACCCGTCCTGATATACGTTAGATGCCACGGTAACTCCAAAGGGGTCAATTCTAATATTTGATTCTGGAGTATTTATCTCGTCCATCCATTTCTCAAATTTACTCCTAATTGACCAATTCTCATCATTAATAATAGTTACTGTCCAATCTTCATATGTTCTATTACCAGGTACTTTTAAAATTCTACCCATATAATTAACATCAACTGATGCTATGGTTGATGCCGGTATATTCGCAGCCTTACACATGAATGAGAAGGGGGAATCCATCCCACCAATGTGAACCTTAAATAAATTAGGTCTAGCACCGCCTCCATATAAATTTGTTTTAAACGTGTTAACATTAAACATTTTTTATTCTCCTTATTTTAAAATTATTCTTATTATATTTATATTTAGAATTTACCAACGACTTCATTAAACTCAATGCCGGTAGCAACTGCAACAAAATTTAATTGAATAAAGTTAATTGAACGACTTGGTTTTATGTATATATCACCAATGAATCTATTAGAATCAATAACCGTTGGTGTATTATTAGTAGTATCACATACAACTTTAAAATCATATATTCCACGTCGTCCTTTAACATCACGTAAAAATGGTTCTACCATAGATACAAACTGAGATCTAGTAAAATCATCATTAAACTCAAATAATGTTTGATTTGAGGCAGACTCTATTAATTTTTCTAAAACTATAAATAATCTCCGAACATTAATTCTATCAAAAGATGTAGATTTTCTAGTGAATGTCTTATCACCATACAATATAGTACCTTGTCCTGGGAATGTACATACAGGATTTATTGACTTCTTATACAACATATCACGGTCTGTTCTATCTTGTGCAAACCGTAATTTAGTAACATTTTTAATACCACCACGATTAAATCCTGCAGGAGAGAACCATGGGTCTCTGTCCTCATCAGTTCTAGACATCACACCCGCTATATCACCACATAATGGCACCCATCGATAAGTGTCACTAAATACATCATATTGATATTTAAAATTAGAATCGGCAAACGCATAAGTCTGCATAACATGGTCACCCATATTAGTTCTAAGAGAATCAAAAAATGTAACAACGTCCTCTGTGCTATTTGACATTGTTATATGTGGGGATAAAAGTGCCACAATATCTTTTCTAGAATACGCAACATCCACTAAACCTAATAAAAACGTCTTATAATCCTCTAGATTTAAACCGTCACCAGCACCAAACAATAAAGATATATCAGATACTTCTTTATTCCTAAACGGTAGCATTGCAGTTTGCCAATCAGATAAATTAACATCACCGTTATTCCCATCCGCTAATATATATTTATGATCTCCACTTGCCAAGAGATTTACATAACTACGAACATCACCAGTAAGACTACTATTCCAAACGTTTCTCTGTGTTGGACTTTCCCTATAAGAAAGTGGTACACCTAGTACCCATATTAACTCTGATTGTGCATTAATGGTATTAATCCAATTTGAAGTACCTGAGCTTTTACTAAGGTTAACAAAAACCTCACTTATATCTTCAGAACCAGTATCATCTGACTGTGTTACCACAACTGCTAAGTCATCAGAATCATCAAATATCATATCTAACTTATCTACAAATAATGAATTCTCTATAGTGTCTATATCAACTAAATGAACTCTAAGTTTATTGCCAAAGTCACCTGCATATCTGGCAGCAAAAATAGAATCACCAGTATAGTCATCAACAGTATCTTCATTTAAAACTAAAACCCCTGTTGCAGACCTAACATTATATGATGCACCCACACTTTCCAATATAAACTCACGCAAAACACTACCGTCATATAATGTATCAGTAATGTATATAAATTCATTTGTAGTGCTATCTGGTAAAATACCATATTGTGATACTGAACTTAATTCAGAACCACCTGAAAATAATTTAATAGAACCACCAGTATCTCTTGCAGCTGTAGGTAAGTTGAAAGTATTACGTTGTGGTACACCAACTTCAATACCAGTTACCGCAGTAAAAGATGCCTCGGATGATAATCCACTATAATCATATGTAAGAGTATTTAAATCTAAATTGGCACCAGGTGTCATAGCAGTAACCACTATAGTACTAACACCCGACGCATCTATTGTGACATCCACTGTTAATACTGCTGGAGTTGCACCAGATGAAGTAACAGTTATAGTTCCACCAGTAACCGCACTTAAACCAAATGATGACCCAAATACAATAGTAGTAAGATCACTAGGCACATCTAACTCTCCACTTACTGCGGTATCAGTCCACGTACTAGTTACATCACCAACTGGATTTTTTCTAAGATTTGGTAAATCTGCAAAACTAAGTCTCACATCATCACCCAGTACATCAATAGTCCATGGATTATAAGTATCACCATATAATGGAGAATCCCCTGTAGCATAATTATATGCCGTTAAGAGTTTTACCCAGACTAATTCATCAAGAGTTTTAAAATTTGTTGTTTGTCCTAATACATGGTCAAAATTCCCTGTCCAATCAGTAGGCACTCCAGTTAATATATTAGTATCTGATACTGTAGTACCATCTGATGCTAAAGGATTACCAGATACATCATACTGTGTACCAATTGTATGACTTGGAGTTGAATCAGAAGTACCCTCAAAAAATGATCCCATACTATATGGGGAACTTGTAAACTCCGAACCAAAAGTTCCAGACCAACTAGAAGGTAAAAGTGACACACCATCATTCACATAATTATTGTTTGTTTGTATTACACCACCAGTGCCAGTATTAGAAAAACTTATAAATTTATGAATGGTTTCGGCAGTTGCAACTGGTACAGAATCTACTGCATTTCTTGTTGTTTCCGTATTATATAGTCTAGATACTTTTAAATCACGTGAGTAACTTAAGTAGTTTTTAGCAGTCATAAACGACATAAAACTGTCACTTGTTGGTTCTTTAAATATATCTTTTAATTCTGTTGGTGTTGAAACTGTAGTTACTCTGTCAGGTAACCCTAACGGCCCCCACGAAAATATACCAACTAAACCACCCGCAGTTGTTGCGGTTTGTGGCACCGAGTCTGTTAAATCGATTTCCGATACGTTTACACCTGGACTAATTTGAAAAGCCATTTCGATCTCCTTATATGTTAATGGAATGTTATTTTATATACGATAATAATATTTATAATATTTTACATTCGGCGTGACTATATCGATTCCCATATATTCCCATCGTTATCCATTGTTATTTCTTTTTCTTCCTTATTATTTATAAACCCAAATGGAAGTATTTGTTCTTCCATATATCTGACTCTCTCTTTATATAATTCTTCTCTGATATTAATATCAGACAAATCCTTAAAATAATTATCAGTAGTTGCCCATGAAAACAACACCAAAGTATCTACTAAATCATCATTTCTACCACTATCTGCTTCAAATTTCAATCCTTTGGATATAAATGACGATAATTCATCAATAGTGTTAAAATCATTTACTATTAATTTATCTTCTTCTATTAATGATTTTAAGTTAAAACAACCAGTTTTTTTTGTAGCTTTTGTTGTTCTGACTCCTATATTAATATTCTTTCCTGTTTCATTTGATATAAATTGTCCTTTCCTTGGGTCAGTTTTAGTGTATATCATATTAGGATACTCTAATTCTGAATGTAATATATCAGAAACCTGTGCGCCTATATCATTTATTTCAACTAATATATAAGATTCATTATATAAATCTGCAACTAATTTAATAATATTTGGATATACTAATGGTGGAATTTCATTAGATCTATATGTTGCAACTTGAACATAAGGTAATTCTGTAACGTCCAACACAGAAAATGCAGAATAATCACTCCCCCTTGCACGTGATACATCAACAGTTAACCAGTATATATGATTAATTATAGGATCATGATAAATAAATAATGTTCCATCATATTTTACTTTTATCGGGTTCATATATGATAATGACTTTAACTTACTACCCGTAATTAAAGTATTAGAACTACCTAAAAAATCACACTCAAACTCTTGTTGAAATTGTAATTCTGAAGTGTTATTTATCGTTGTCTGTTTCCATTCCGCATCTCTGCCTGGAAGTTCAGACCAATGAACTTCTATATTTTCATAAGAATTTCTTTTGTGTATTGAATCATTCCATAATTTATAAAAATGATTCATACCATATGGGGTGGATACTATGATTACTTTAGTAGACTTACCTGATGATATAGTAGGATATACTGAACGGAAAAAATCTTCTGCCATTTCATTAGGAACAAACGCAAACTCATCTAAAAAAAGTATATTAAAGGAACTACCACGTACTGCACTAGAAGATGTTGCAGATGCTAGAATTTTACACCCATTTTCTAATTCTATATTGGTTCTATTCCAAACAATAACACCCTGTTGTAACCAAAATGGTAAATTCTCATAACTTCTTTGCAATCTTCCCAATAATTCTCTTGCAGTAGACAGTTTATTTGCCAAAATGGCAATAGATATATCGCTATTAAATAATACCTGATGTAAAAAAAAACTAATACATGTAATAGATTTACCAGATTGTCTTGCCATTTTGCATATAGTAAACCTAGATTCACTAAAAGTATTAATCATTTGTTCTTGAAAATCATATAACTCAAATGGTACCAATCCTTCATCCAAGTTAATTATTTTAACATACTTCCTTATAAAATAGATAGGGTCGTTCATACATAATTTGTATTCCCTTACTGTTTCTTCAGTCCATTGTATCTCAACTTCTGGTGATTTTAATCTCGGATTTTTATTATATATCTCTGTCATGGTCTTTCATCATCTTCAAAAAATCCTTTGTATTACCAACAAAAACATTATTATTAACAACATTTTTTCTAGTAGAATCTTTAATATCAAGTTTGTCCATATTTTTTTGTAATACCACAAGTTCTTTTGTCAAATCACCAGTAGTTTTCAACAATTGTGATACTACTTCAAATGCACGTGGATGTTCACTTTCTTTAGCTAAAGAAATTATTGATGAAATTGAATCTTCACCATTCCGTATAAGATTATGTAATGTATTTCTTGCATGATTATAATCATTCTTTATCTGTATATCTCTACCTTCATCTATATCTGGCAAAGTTTCTATTATACTGATTTCATTATTATCAGATTGTGGTAATATTTCAATATCAAGAACTTTATTTAATTTTTCATCTATATTATTCATAATCAAGTATTAGTAATATCAGTTGAAAACCCATAATCGTCAACGGGAGTAGATGTTATAGGATCAGGTGTAGTAACAGAAGTTGATGCTGCGCTATTATTAGTATCAGATACATTTGAAGTGATTTCTCGTATAATTGGAATATCTTTATCATTACCATATAAAAAACCTTTCATCGTAAAAGATATAGTCCAAGTAATTGATCTTTTCGTATAAAAATCACCGTCATAATCATCTTCTAATGATACCATATTTAATACTAATGGTGTATTTCTAAGTAAAGAATTACTAGATAATTCCTTTATAGGTATAGAAAATGATGGAGTGAAATATGGTAATATTTGTTCTAATATTTGTGTACCGTCATCTGCATTTTTTACCATTATAAATAAATCAAATTCAATATCATATGGAACTGGATTATATACAAATTTCTTTGATGTAGATGTTATACTATGGTTATGTCCACCGAGTTTAGATAATTTACGTTCTGAATCATATTGTAACGTAGTTATTTCAAATGCGATTCTAGGTAATTCTATGGTTTTATCATTACCATATATTAATGCCAAAAATTTCTCACTAGGACCATATGCCAACGGCACTTTAATACTTTTTTGTATAGTATCATCAGAATTACGTCTTACTATTGTTATATCATTAAAAATAGAACCAAATGCAATTACATAATTTCGTATTATACTGTTATATTGTTCATCATTACCTAACATATTATATCCTATTAATAAGTTTCACTAAATGGGTTTTTAACTGAAAAATCTATAACTTCATCAGCTTTACCACTAACACTAAAATCATCATTATCTGCGGTTACACTTGTTTCATTAAATATATATTCATGTGTTGCACCTAACATATATATAGAACCAGAAGTATCACCTTTCACATTATTATTTTGAATGAAATTACCATTTAAATCGTTTAATTTCAATACCTTAGTACCATTATTCCATGATATAACCTTACCAGATGCAGTTAATGTATCAATATCAACACCTTGATATACTATTTCATCTACAATAAAATCACCAGAACCAGAACCTAATGTAAAATCAACTGTCACTATATTAAGATTAATGTCAACATTATCATCAATAAAGTCCAGTCCGGTGTCAATAACTTCATGTGAAAAATCAAATAATTCTGTAGTTATTTTATATATGTATTGCTTTCCTAATTGGAAAAATGGAACATCATCTTCAACAAATGTTATTGAAAATAGTTTATCAGCCAATGGGAAATATAATAAATCCCCAGGTAATGGTTGATCTATTCCAGTTTCATCTTGAAATCTTTCAATAGATACATGTGTTATTAATTGGTCTTTGATTTCCAAACCAAATTTAGACAAAAAGTCACCTTCACCCTCCCAACCATTGGCAGTTTCTACATACATTTCAATTAAAAATGAATCACGAAATTCAACTAATGTACGTTCATTAAAAATAGTATCTTCATTTACACTATTTCTTTTTATATAATAGAAATTCGCACCATGTATTTGAATAACTTCTGCAACCACATCAGATACTAAATTCTGTTCATGAACAACATCTACTTGATTAAATATAGGATTAACTGCCATATCTTATCCAACCATGAAATCACAAGGTAATTCATACTTTAATGACATTTCTTCTTGTAATTTATTAATCATTTCTGTGGATTCTGATATTAATCTAGCACCACTTAATGTAACACCACCTACCATTTCAACACCTTCATATTTGGATATATTTTCACCCCATTGACGTTTTATCAATGCAGTTGCATATTCCTTTAACCATCTATCATTCCATACATCTGTATAGGTATCGGGGTCTAAGATTTTCATAACTTCAATAATTATAATATCACCTACACCCAATTTATTCCAATCCATATCTAATGATAATTTATTTAAATGTCTATTATATCTAATAGGTATATTATTAGTAGTATGTAATAAATCATTAATCATAGATATGTGCGATTGTGCCATATGATACGATACTAAATCCAATTGATTTAAATGATAAACATCATTCAATCTCATTTGATATTCTATACTAAACATATTATTAGAATGCAATTGTGTTAATGGTATAACTCGTTTAACACCTATAATTG